AGAACAAGCAGATATAAGAAGAAGAAAAACAGGTAAAAAACAAACAATACTAACTGGTCCTATGGGTATTCAAGAATCCGAAGAAGATAAGTTAGAATCACTATTAGGTAAGAAATAATGGGTGCAGCAGGAGCAGGTGGATCAGATAAGTCAGACGATAAAAAAGTTGATACTTATTCAGATCAATTAAAAAAAATTCAAGCAAGAAAATCTAAAACTAAAAAAGATAAATTTGGTTATACAGTTAAAAAAAATATTATTGAAAGATATGTAGATAATAATCCAATTATTCAAGGTGTTAAAAATGTTAGCGATAAAATGAATTTAAACAGAAGAATGAAGTTTGCTAATAAAGTAGGAGTTAATCTTCAAGGTTTAAGTACAGAACAAATTTTATCTAAAGATTTTAAATCTCAATTAGAAGCAAAAGGTTACAAAACATCTTCAAATGCTAATATTGGTGGAGATAACAATAGAGATGCTGATAGAAATAACCAACCTGATTTAAAAATAGGTCTATTTCCACGACCAGATGATGGCGAAGTTACTACACTACCTTATAAGCCTTCTGGTGGAGATGATAAAAATTTAACTGCTGAGGAAATAGCTTTAAAAAATAAAAGAAAAGGCAGAAAAAAAACAGTTTTGACTTCATCAAAAGGTGTAACAAAAGTTTCAGCAGATTATTCATTAGGTAAGAAAAGTTTATTAGGACAAGTAGTTTAATGGCAAAAACAGATTTAACAAAAAATTTATTAGCAAGGTTTGGCAAGTTAAGAAGTCAAAGAGCTAACTGGGAAAATCATTGGCAAGAAGTTGCAGACTACATGCAACCAAGAAAAGCTGACGTTACCAAAAGAAGATCAAGAGGAGATAAAAGAAACGAATTAATTTTTGATTCATCTCCAATACAAGCAGTAGAATTATTAGCAGCATCATTACATGGTATGATGACTAATCCATCTACACCTTGGTTCTCATTAAGATTTAAAGATTCAGCATTAGAAATGGAAGATGAAGCAAAACTTTGGTTAGAAGATGCAACCGAAGTTATGTACTCTGCATTTAACAGATCAAACTTTCAACAAGAAATATTTGAATTGTATCACGACCTAATTACTTTTGGTACTGCAGCCATGCACATCCAAGAAGATAATGAAGATGTATTAAAATTTTCTACAAGACACATCAATGAAATATATATTGCTGAAGATGATAAAGGTAGAATAGATACAGTTTACAGAAAGTTTACATTATCAATCAGAGCAGCAATGCAACAGTTTGGTAAAAACGTATCAAGAGATGTTCAAGCACAATCAGTTAAAGACCCTTACAATGAAATAGAAATATTACATGTTGTATATCCAAGATCAGATTACAATCCTAAATTAAAAGATACAGAGAACATGCCATTTGAATCTGTATACATAGAAATGGATAGTGGTAATGAATTATCAGTATCTGGTTTCCAAGAGTTCCCTTTCGTAGTGCCAAGATATTTAAAAGCATCACACGAGATATATGGTAGATCACCTGCAATGACAGCTTTGCCAGACGTAAAGATGCTAAATGAAATGTCAAAAACTACAATCAAAGCCGCACAAAAACAAGTAGACCCACCACTATTAGTTCCGGATGATGGCTTCTTACTTCCTGTAAGAACTGTACCGGGTGGATTAAACTTTTACAGAAGCGGTACAAGAGATAGAATAGAACCATTAAACATTGGTGCAAACAATCCACTAGGTTTAAATATGGAAGAGCAAAGAAGAACTGCTATTAGAAATGTTTTTTATGTTGATCAACTGATGTTACAAACAGGTCCGCAAATGACAGCAACAGAAGTTATCCAACGTAACGAAGAGAAGATGAGACTACTAGGTCCTGTCCTTGGCAGACTACAATCAGAATTATTAAAACCACTAATCGACAGATGCTTTAATATTTTATTAAGAAGAAACCAATTTGCTCCTGCACCAGATTTTTTATCTGGTCAAGACATAGAAATAGAATATGTATCACCACTTGCTAAAGCACAAAAGTCTACAGAACTTTCATCAATTACTAGAGGTATAGAAATATTAGGATCACTTGCTAATGTTGCTCCAGTATTTGATTACATAAACTTTGATGCACTTGTTAAACATGTAGCTGATCTTGTAGGTATTCCGCAAAAAGTACTGAAGTTACAATCACAAGTTAATGCAGAAAGAGAGGAAGCTGCCGCAGCTGCAGCAGAACAACAACAAATGGCACAGATGCAACAAGTTGCACAAGCCGGAGGAGATATAGCACCACTAGCAAAAGCATTGCCAGAAGAAGCAAAAGCATTAGTGGAATAGTATGGAAACAAAACAACTAGAAAAGTTTTTAAAACAATTACAAAATAACTACAAATTTATATTCAGTACAGATGAAGGTAAGGAAGTTTTATCTGACCTTGAAAAAAGATGTCATTATCATTCTACCACTAACGTAAAAGGTGATAGCCATGAAAGTGCCTACATGGAAGGACAACGCAGCGTCATTCTATTTGTCAAATCAATGCTGCAAAACAATAAGGATAAATAATGTCAGAAGAACAGATAACACAAGAAACTGTGCCTGTAGAAACAACAAGTACAGAAACACCTCAACCTACTGCAACACCTGTCTCAACCGGAGATACTCCGGCAAGTTGGAAAAGTTCTATCAGTGAAGAATTTAGAAACGATCCAAACATTGAAAAGTTTACAGAGATAGATGCGTTAGCAAAATCTTATATCAATGCCACAAGAATGATTGGTCAAGATAAAGTTGCTGTACCAAATAAAAATTCAACAGAAGATCAATGGAATGAAGTTTACTCAAAATTAGGTAGACCAGAAACTCCAGACAAATATAGTTTAAATGTAGAATCAGATGTTGTAAACATGGATGAAAATGCAATAAAAAATTTTGCAGAACAATCTCACAAACTTGGTTTAAATAATAAACAAGCAGAAGGCATATTAGATTTTTATAAAAATAATATGGAAGGTTCTTTGCAACAAGCAAAGATAGATACTGAAACTGCACAAGCTCAATCTGAACAACAGTTAAGATCAGAATGGGGTAGAGACTTTGATTCTAAAGTACAACAAGCTGGTGCATTAGCAAAAGCAAATATTAATCCAGAAGTATTAGATATGCAATTACAAGATGGTACAAGAGTTGGTGATCATCCAGAAATTATAAAAGGTTTTGCAAAGATTGCTAGTATGATGTCAGAAGATAAAATGGTTGCAACTGAAAGTGAAAGTGTAAATTCAGTTACAGATATTGAATCTGAAATATCAGCTATTACTAATGACACTGATGGACCATACTGGAACAAAGGTCATCCAGATCACGATAAGATAGTTCAACAAGTTTATACATTAAGAGAGATGCTCAATGCAGATAAACAATCTTAATGATAATGAAATTCGATTAGAAGTATTGCGGTTGGTTAAAGAGACAGGAACAGAGTTACAGAAAAATGATCCCTTGCCAATCGCAGAAAAATATTATAATTGGATAGTAGGTAAGAAAATTCGTAAGACAAGTTCCACGAACCTTACTGACAAGAAGGAATAGACTTCTGGTCTAAAAGACTTTAAATCCAAGAATTGCCTATCATTATTGATGGAGAACTATTCTGTTTTTTATAATAACAATAATGTAAACAGGAGACAAATATGTCATCACAAATAACAACAGCATTTGTAGAGCAGTATTCTGCCAATATACAAATGTTATCACAACAAATGGGTTCTCTATTAAGAGACGCAGTTAGAATAGAATCTATCGTTGGAAAAGATGCTTACTTTGACCAAATTGGAAAAGTAACAGCTCAACTAAAGGTTAGCAGACATTCTGATACACCACAAATCGATACACCTCACTCAAGAAGAAGATGTAGCTTGGCAGATTATGAATTTGCTGATTTGATTGATCAACAAGACAAAGTTAGATTACTAATTGATCCAACTTCTTCTTACGCAAAAGCAGCAGCTTATGCAATGGGAAGAGCAATGGATGATGTAATTATTGCAGCAGCACTTGGAACAGCTAACACTGGAGTATCTGGTGGAACAGCAGTTGCATTACCTGCAGCTAACATTACAGCAGTTGGTACTGGTGGAGCTAATACTATGAACATAGCAAAATTAGCTTTAGCAAAACAAAAACTTGATGCAGGAGACGTTGATCCTTCAATCAAAAGACACATTGTTGTTTCTCCAACAGAGATTCAAGATTTGTTAAATAACACCACTGTTACTTCATCTGACTTCAACACAGTTAAAGCATTAGTACAAGGTGAAATTGATTCTTTTATGGGATTCAAATTTCATGTGTCTAATAGACTTACTACAAATGGAGCCGGAAATACTCAATGTATTGCCTTCGCAGAAGATGGTATTTTACTTGGTATTGGTAAAGACGTAACCGCTAGAATAGACGAAAGATCAGATAAATCTTATGCTACTCAAGTGTATTACTGTCAAACAATCGGTGCAACTAGAATGGAAGAAGCGAAAGTTATTTCTGTTCTTGCAAACTAATCATAGCTTAAAGGAGAAATAATTATGGCTAATTCAACACAATACGCAAAAACAGTTGCGGCTTCACCATCAAAGATCAGTACTACTGAACTTCATGGTAGAGTGAGAGTTGCTTACGCAGATTTTACTGCAGATGCAGCTCAAGAAACTATCAATATGTTCAAGTTACCAGATGGTGCTAGAATTATTGGTGGAAGATTAAATCATGCAGCACTTGGTTCAAGTACAACTGTATCAGTAGGACATGCAGCTTACACACAAGCTG